GCCGAGGTGAGGCCGTTTGAGGATGTTTGCTTTTTGAGACGTAGCTTTCGTTTCGAGAATGGGTTCTGTTTGGCTCCGTTGTCCAAGACCACCTTGCTCCAAAAGTTGTATTGGAGAAGGCCTCTGTCTGATGTCAATGTTGAGTTTGACGATTTTTTTAGAGAATTGTCGCTTCACGATCCTTCTGTGTGGGACAGGTGGGCCAAGATCGTTTATGAAGCGGGTATCAAGCATGGGCGTAGCTTGAAATTTGGTTTGAACAGGTCTCTTTACCAGCGTGAGACCTTGACTTCGCGCCCTAGCTGGATGATTCCTTTGTGAGGGGTAGTATACTATATAGCACGTACGGGAGGTAACGAACGTCCGCAGGCGCACTGTACTATCTAACGGGTTTACTATTTAGTAATCCGGATGCCCTGGGCAATCCCCATAAATCCGGACGTGGGACGGATTGACAAGACCCTCCCTTTGAATAATTTTGTCGCTTCCACTTCTTCTAATATGGCTTCCTCTGAGTGTTGTGATGTTTCTGATCTTAACAGAGCCCCTGCTCCTGTCAGTGTGTCTCCTGTCGTCACTTTTGGCGGCATGGACACTGCTTCTGCTAGTGCTAATATGGCTTATGTGTCACCTGTTATTGACAAGGGCGATTCGAGTTCGGGCAATATTTTTGATATTTTAGCTAGGCCTCGTGTTTTGGCCACTGGTGTTTTGCCTTTTCAAGTGACGATATTACAGAGCAATATTGATGCTGCTTTTTCTTTGGCCACCCGTTTTAGTAGGTCTTATGGGGTTAGGGCCACTTTGTGTTTTCGTTTGGATATGATTTGCAATCCCTATCAAGCAGTCATTGCCAAGATTAGTTGGTTTCCTCAGGACGATTTGTATGGTGTCATGAGGTTGTCCAACGCCGCTGGTCGTTATCATCTTCCCGGCGTTATCCTTGATACTCAGGTCACCACGACTGCTACGTTTAAGGTGCCTTTTGTATCGGATAAAGAATTTTATTGTTTGGATCGGGCGAC